TACAAACTTCTTTGGGAAATAATACTGGCGGTAACACATTCACAATTAATTGGTCTTCTAATACTATAAAAACGATTACAGCAATAGAAATTAAAGCCTAAGGAGATAGCCCAATGAGTATTGATAACAAAATTATGAGGTCACTATGTCTACGTTAAAAGTCGATACAATCACCGGTAAGACAACGGCTGGTACGGTGGCTATGCCAGAGGGTACAGTAATTCAAGTCAAACAAACAACAGATGATACTGATTTTTCTATGCAAGGAACTTCTTTTACTGATTTTATTTCTGTAGCAATAACACCAAAATTTAATACCAGTAAAATATTAATAAGATGTGTCGTTCATGGTGCATCGAGTTTTAGATATAGTGGTGGTCGATTATTTAGAGTTGTAGGAGGAAGTGAAACAGCGATAGGTCAAGGTGCTACAGGACTAGGCAGTAATAGAGCTGGAATGTTTTTTACTATTCCATCGAACCATGATAATAGTTATTGGAATTATTTAATGCACAATATGACTGGAGAATTTCTTGATAGTCCTGCGACTACAAGTGCGATTACATATAAAATAAAAGTAGCAAATACTTATGAATCTACACATTATGTTTACTTAAACAGGTTTCAAATTAATAACGACTCTGTTTGGGCGCATCGAAATATGTCAACTATAACAGTTTTGGAGATTTCACAATGACAACAATAGCAACAGCCTTATCAGCATTAGGCATTTCAGAATGGGTACTCAGAGGAGAACCTACAAATGAAGAAGAGTTTAACCAGATGTTTCGTAAGGTTACTGGAGTAGACAGCAATGGAAGTGCCATTGAAAGCTCAACGCCTAGTGACTTTGGAACGACATGGAAAGCTGTATCTGATAAAAAGACAGAGCTTACAAATGCCGAGCCTATGCGATTACTAAGAGTGGAACGCAATAGATTGCTTGCTGAAACAGATTGGATGGCAAACTCTGATGTAACTCTTGCAGATAACTGGAAGACGTATAGACAATCATTGCGTGACTTGCCAGCTGGTGCATCACCAAAGCTATCAGCCGATGGGTCGCTGGATATGTCTTCTGTTACGTTTCCTACTAAGCCTAGTTAAAATGTATGCTCGACCCTCTTTCAATCACAGCGGCAATAGCCACAGCTAATACAGCGTTTAATGGATTGAAGAGAGCCTTTCAAGTAGGCAAAGATATTCAGAGTATGACTGGTGACTTATCTAAGTGGATGAGTGCCGCATCTGATATCGAGAACGCACAAAAGAGAGCTAAGAATCCTTCTCTTCTCACCAAACTTACACGCAGAGGTAGTGTCGAACAAGAAGCTGTTGAAGCATTGACTGCTAAAAAACAGCTCGAGGAGCAACGCTATGAGCTACAACAGTTTATTAAGTTTACACATGGTACTCACGCATGGAACGAGCTTCTTAAGATGGAAGGTGATATACGTAAACGTAGGCAGAAAGAGATATATGATAGGCAGATATTTAGACAAAAGGTAATTACCATTGTTGCATTGTTTATTGTTTTATCTGTTGGCATAACTATACTAGGATTATTCGTATACGGATTGGTACAACTCGATAGAGGTAACATAGGCTGATGACTCCAGAAACATTAGACAAGTGGCGAATCCTCCCACGCTTGATGATGCTAGCTATGACCTGTGTTTACATTAGGTGTATCGAGTGGGCGTTAAGTCAGCCTGACCTTACCACTCAACAGGCTGGCTTAGTGTCCGTTGTTACTGGTGCTATGACTGGAGCATTTGCTATCTGGTTAGGAAAGGAATCAAGTTAATGAAAGCTTTATACGATAAGTTAACTAAGAAACAAAAACAAACAATGCAGAAACACAGTAAGCACCATTCAAAGAAACATATGATGTCTATGACTAAGGCTATGGTGAAAGGAACCTCATTTACAAATGCACATAAGAAAGCAATTAAGAGTGTAGGAAAATGATATTTAAAGCATTACAACTTGTTGGTGGCATGGCATCTACATGGATGGAATCAAAAGCTGAGTCACAAAAACTTAATCTTGAGATAAAAAAGAAGCAATTGACTGGTGATATTGACTGGGATCTTGAAGCTATGAAGGGTTCGCAGTCGAGCTGGAAGGACGAATATCTTGTAATTTTATTTAGTATTCCACTTATCCTCTGTTTCATGGGGTCTTGGGGTAGGAATATAGTGCAAGAAGGATTCAGAGCCTTAGAAATGATGCCTGAGTGGTATCAAGTAACTTTAGGCTGTATAGTGGCCGCCAGCTTTGGTGTGCGTTCAGTAACCAAATTCTTTGGGTTACGAAAGAATGGGAAATAATTGGGATAAACGACGTGAGAATCTTCGCATACATAGGGATTGGGATATTAGAAACTTTAGGAGAGAAAATATGGCATTTAAATTATCACAAAGATCATTGGATAGATTGGATGGAGTACATCCTAAACTTGTTGAAGTTGTTAAGAAAGCGATTGAGTATACTGATGTAGATTTTGGGGTTATTTATGGTGTTCGTGACCTAGAAACCCAAAAGAAATTATTTGAATCTGGAAAATCGCAGACTATGAAAAGTAAACATTTGATTCAGGAAGATGGGTATGCACACGCTGTTGATCTTATGGCTTATGATGGCAGTAATCCATCTTGGGATATTGTGGATTATGATAATATAGCTGATGCTATGCGTAAGGCTGGCAAAGAAGTTGGTATTGATATTGTTTGGGGTGCGGCATGGCATAAGATTCTAACTATGTCACCAGATAGTGCAGAGGATTTAATGAATGACTACATTGACACAAGACGAAAAGAATCAAGACGTCCGTTCATCGATGGACCTCACTTCCAATATCACACCTAGACAACTAGCTTTTGACTTTGATGACTATGATGGGCCAGATGAACTCTGGTTAAAGTATCTATGGGAAACTACAGTATCATAGAGAATACATCTGTATCTTATTTGATACCAAACTGTACTTCATATGATACCAATTGTTCTTGATATGTTCTGAAATTATATCATGTAGTGCTTGATAAACTTGATATACTTGATAACTTTTGTTCTCGAATTGTTCGAATACACATATTTTTATGTTTGTCTTCCTGATAAAATTAATAAAAAACGTGGTTTTTTTGTGGGCTAATAAATACTATTAATTGACCCACACTTTCTAAAAATACCCTATCAAGTCCATCAACTCTATCAACTACTTGATATACTTGATAAGGTTGATAACTAAATAGGGGTGTCCATCCTATCCATACTGTCCACTATCTCTCCCAAACATTCTTCTTTTCTAAATAAAGATCTATAATCGTATCAAAGTTATTTGGTTTTCGAGGGGGAACTGTTGAATAAATATTGTATGTTTCAAAGCATCTATTCTCATTATATACTTTTCTCGATAGCTCTTCACATTGTCTTGCAGATTCAAGATCAATAGTAAGCATAAGTATTACTGTGTGTGTCATTTCTGTAAACATAATTTTATCCTAGAAAAAAATGGCTGACAAGAATTGAAGGAAACATCGGATCTTGCCAGCCAAGTTGAAGGGTAGTTTTTGGAGAAAGCTTACCCTAGAATGGAATATCGTCGTCTTCTATTTGATTGTCAATAGGTTCAGGATTATTCTTTTGCTGAATATTTGTAACCGCAGATGTACCTTGAGTAAAATTATTAACTTGCAAACCTACTCCATCTTCATTGAGAAAGTATGCCATTCTTAATTCATTTCCCTCTGCTCTTCGTTTTGCTCGAGCAGAATCTACTTCCATCTTATCATCAGGATCGATGTAAGGTTCATTCCAGTTTTTTGGTAAGATAAAACCACCACTATAGATTGGTGCATTTTCTTTATCTGATTTGTTTGGAAATGCTACACCAACTCTTATATAGAGATAACGTCTAGCATTATTCTGATCTCCATTATAAACTTCTTTTATCAATGCAACTTTGTGTTTGTTTTGATTTGCATCAAAGATATTTCCAGTAGCGGCAAGTTCAGTTTGCACCGAACCACCACTATCATTCTTAAATAACTTACCTTTGTTTTGGTTTTGATACACTACTTTATCCATTGTCAATCTCCTTATATCCAGTTTTGTGTATTGTGAGTTACTTTAGTAGATTGTGAAGCTTGTTGTTCAGGTGATGTTGGTTCACTACTACTATTCCCATCATCATCTGTTTTTGGATCTGGTCTAAGATTCAGAATAGATTGAATCATATACCTACGCATATATGTAACTCCTGATCCTATTTGTTGCTGACCTCTTTTAGTATCATCAACGCATGGTGCTTTACTTACAATCATCGTATCTGATGATAAGTGTCTAAACTCCATAATAAGTATTGGTATGAGTGTGCTATTCATCTCCTGATAATCAAAGTATGAAAAACACACTACATCATTTTTAATTAGTAATGGTTCAATCTCATTCAATATATCTTCGAGCTTCATATACTTTGTTTGTGAACCATCAGTTCTTTTGAACTGTGGATTGCTACCTTTTTCTTCAATCTTTCCGATTGAGGATTTTACTTTGTTGAGTGCAGAATAAATATTTTCTTTAGCTTGTGCCATTTGCTTTCTCCTTAATTGTTATAGTTCGTCTTTTATTTGATTGTTTAATAAGTATATCATCATTATAAATTTCTGCATCATCTTCATTTAAACTATTTAGTAATTCTTTTTTTACTTCGAGATGAGTATCATGCTGTATTTTTGTTTCGATATATTTATCAGATAACATTTTGAAATGATTGTTTGCACACAGATCTCTCTTTACTTTCTGATCTATTTTGATTGCATCTTGATTAGTATCAAACGAATCATAATCTTTTGGTTCGATACCTCTTTCAATATGTTCCCAAAAATCTTGCATCTTATCGAGCAGTAACATCACATAAGAATGATTGTATTCGATAGTTGATGTTTGAATATCATTGCCATGTATTGCAGAGAATATAAGCTTATCAGTTTCATGGCTACATAATGCTAAGTAGAATTGAATCTGCGGCATATAGTATTGAATCATCTTATCCTGATTCTGAAATCCTCTTGTGTGCTTTGCTTCGAATACATACTTCTCATTGGTCTGTGTATTCTTTATGATTGCATCAACATGACCTCGATAAATGATCTTAATCATGTTTTCAGCTCCTGGCATTGCAAAAGCTTTTTCTTCTGCTTCGATCTCGCAATGTGGATTCTGTTTTATAAACCAATCAAGATTAAATTTTTGTGTGAATACACCTAACTGAACTCTGAATACATTAGAGAGATCCTCGACCTCTACTAATTTTTTCTTCTCTCGATACAGTTGATTCCATTTACCTTGCATGATCTTAACTGCATCAGATCCACCCATTACTTTACATCTATCATCATCAAGAAACATTTGCTTTCTCCTCTTCAATATATTTGTTTACGAACTTTTTGGTACTGGTTAAGAAATGTACTCGATATGCTTTTTCGTTTTTATACATATCGTTTATTTGAAATAGTGTAGGTTTATATAACCAAGTTTTCTTACTCTCAATTGTTATTGCTCTTGCAATATCCAATGGCATATCTGATAACTCTTCAATGATCTGCTCTAGTCTAATATCCATTTCGTATTTGGTATGATCTCGAGGGTTATTGAAACAACACCACCATCTTTTTAGATTCGCTTCATACTTAATTGTATCGAGCTTGATATGAAACTTAAGCATCTCTTTATATAGATTCATTGCTGATTCAAGATTGTCACATTTAAGAATATGATTCTCATAGCTACACCCTTTGATTACGTTTGGTGTGTTCATCATTATCTCATTGATTTCTTTTGGATCTGAACTGAGGAGAATTACTTTAGCGGCATTAACTTCTTCTTCAGTAAGTTCAGGTAATGAAAAGGTAACTTCTTCTGGTTTTCTTTTTGTTCCAAAAAAATGTATATTATCTGAT